TTACTTGTTTTGAACAGTCCAACACTTCCCATTTGAGTTTTGAATGCCGTTATAAGTGTATTCAAAATCAACTAGAAATCTTGTTCCCGGATGAGTTGATTCAACAACCAAATCAAATGATAAGATTGGGTCTGTTGAAAAGTTTCTTGACACTGTTGTCAGTGTTGTTAATGTTCCAGTTCTAACCACATTAAGATGTCCTGACATATCTGTAGCGTAATAATCCATTGCAGAGGAAAAAAATACTTCACCATGCTTTTCACCAGAATTGTTACCGTTTCGGTTTAATGGGTGCAATGTTACTTTGCATGCAACCATAATTCCAGCACCAAGTCGCTCATTCAAGCTGCCAGCGAAAAAGGTAAGTTTTTGAGTGGATGGATCAATAAAGCACCTCCCCTTAATGTTCTTAACTCTTGCATAGGAATCATTATTTGCTGCTAGGATATACCCTTGCTCACCAATAGACTCCACACCATCACCAATTTGTACATCATTGACAGTGAGTGCTGATACATCGGTTGTTAGACTACTCCCTACTTTATCGTTAAATGAATAGTTTTTTATTTCACAGCCAGAACCATTACCAGAAAATAATACAATATTCTTGTCTGAGAATATTGTAATGCCATCAATCACAAAGTTTGGTCGTTTACCTATTGGGGATTTAAATATGCCAACAATATTTGGGTTGGAACTATTAACATACATGCTAAAATTATTTAGATGTGATTTTGAAATCCCTCTTTGCGATACATCAGTTAGGTCAAATATATACTCACCTTGAGCACGTTCACAGCTAAGCGAATTTAAATCAATGCCGGAGCAATAACCGATCTTATAAACACTTCCGTCATTGCCACAGTCGTCAGCAGCAATCCCTGACAAATCAGAATAAGCAAATGGGATGGAAGGAACTGTTACAACCCCATCACCAGAAACCGCATAGCCAAACAGATACGGTGATGTACATCTATTCGCATAGCAATTGGTATGATTGGATGATGTACCATATGTTGCCAAAGGGTATTTGCAGTCTCTAAATACCTCACCTTCAAAGTTAGAATTCCATTGGTGTGTTGCCCTGCCAAAACCCCAACCATCATATCCTACAAATTCAAGATTAACTTGCTCAGCACCACCAGTACCAATATATATCCCTATACCTGTTTTTGTTGGGTTCTTTTTTACTATGCCAACATTCTTTAAATTAAGTCCTCTAAAAAAAGAATTGCTTGCTGAATAGAGCCCTTTCTCATCATCAAAAATCAAAGCTGATTCAATATTGCTATCTCCAGTAATGGTGATGCCAAGCGTTTGTCCAACTTTAAATTGGTCAATATCAATTGGACGCAAACGCATTTTCCCATCTAAATGGGCTTTTTTGAACTTCTTATGATAAGCAATAAATGCATCAGTATCATCAGTTACACCATCTACTTTCGCGCCAAAATCATAATATGATGGGTCTTTTGTTTTCCAAACGCCGTTTGATAAAACTTGAAACTCTCCATCATCAGAAATTTTAGTTTTACTTGCAATTTGCCATGACGTGCCATCATATGAATAATTAATTGAATCGTCTCTTACAAAAACAACTTGCCCATTTCTCGGATTTCGAATATTGATCAGGTCAGACACTGACTTAATCGTTCTAATTGTTTGATTGTTAATTTGATGTTGATTTTCTTCGCCATCTATAACGAAATGAGCAGGTAAACCAACGACAGGTTGGCCGATAATAGAGCTTGCAATTCCATCAATATAAGCTTTTAATTCAGCTTCACGTTGTATCGCTAATTGATCATAATCAATATCAGCCAAAATACGAGCTTGCGTTTCAAAATCAACAAGGTGTTTCCATTCTTGTAGAATCGCTGTTAATTTGTCGAGTGCGCGTTCAATAGCATCAGGATAAAAGTTATCATAGTTAGTGATATCAAGAAGTTGATCTACAGGTGTTTTGCCTGCAATATAAAAAAAAGTTTCAGCACTAGGTGGTTTGACAAAAGTAATGTATCCCCCCATATCATCAGGATGAAAAGTAACTGCGTACTCAGACTCGTCAATAAACTCAAATTCGTTACCAACTTTTACTCGCACCCCGATACCTGTTTCGTCTTCTTGTTCATAAGCTCGAAACATAAAATCAAAGCGCGTGTTAATACCGTTACCAACATAAAGTTGGCTTAACCGATCCGATACGTGAACAGTCATAATTGCACCAATAAAAAGGCTGTAATCTCTACAGCCAATTTTAGGTAACCTTACAAATAAATAGTTGGTTGCTAGCCCTGTACTGTCAACAGCTTAATCTTCAGGTGCATGTTTTCCTGTAATCGTTCCACGGGTTGCATCGTAAATGATGTCTGGTGCTTCTTTCTTGCCTTGTGCAATTGCAAGCCAATAACCAATCGGTTTACCAAGAACAGCAAATGGAATGCCTGTTGCAAGGGTTGCGGTGTTCAACATGTCTTTGGCTGCTTTACCTTGGTTTACTTCTTTATCTTCATCTAAAGCGCGTTTTGCATGTTGGATTAATGAAAGTCCGCTTTCACCCATGCTAAACACTGGTGAAGCTGTATAACGGTCATTCACGACACTATCGTCTGTATTACTGATTGCAGCGTTCACCACATTACCTGCATAAGGCACAAAAGCCGAAAGCATTTTTAACTGTGAAACCGCAAGTTTTGCGGATAAGTCATCCCACTTATCGCCGTCATCGTCACCATCTTGTAAACCACCTGCAAATATCACACTGAGCAATTCAGATAAAATTGAAGGAATAGAGATCATCATCAAAGCTACATACGCCAAACGTGGTGAAGCCTGTAACCAAGAACCGTTGCTTGCTTCAAGTGCTAACTTAGCTTCTGAGCTCGTCGTATTCCAAACCATATTGAACCAGTTGTAAAACATCAAAAACATTCGTTTAGCAGGTGTACCACGTTCAAGATTTGAAACCCCTTCAGGCGACATATCAGTCATATATTGGCGAATAACTGCATCGGCTGCATGCACTGCTTCATATTGGGTCATGCTTTGTTCTGTATAGTGATTGAAAGCCGCTTGCCAAGAGATCATTTCCATTGGTCTTTGTATCGTTGTTTGCAATACATACGCGTGCTTCATTGTGAAATCTTTCACTGTTTGAATTGCACCCTTTTGAAAAATAATCTCATCCACCGCATAACGGTATTCATCCGCTGCACGGTCGAAACGAGTTTTCATGAAGTCAGACATTTCCATGATGTTATTTGCCATGTCTTCACGGGTAGCAACTGAAGCAAAATAATGGGCCTGAGCTTTTAGCAATTGTTTCGGCGGTACTGCAACAGCAACTTGTGTAAAGCCTGTGAACTGCTCAACAGCATTTTTTAAGTTACCCGCCATAATCGCGATACCCGTATTGCGACGAAGAGTACGGAAAATATTATCAAGCAAGCTAACGCCTGAGCTTTCATCCACGGTCTGATTTGCGATTGCTTTAAGCCAAGGGTTAAAGACTTGCTTAACGCCAAACGGCAAGACTCGCTCAATCTCATTACGGAAATCTTTATTCAGCAATAAACGACCGATTTGACGAATCTGTAATTCAAGATGGATATAGCGCAATTCTTTATCAAGATGGCTTGGCAAGCGAGACATATCCAATTCAAGTTGATCGTGGTACCGATCTGCACGAGACTTGGTAAAGTTTGCGCCAGTCGTTGCGATATCTAAAGCAGCTAAGTTGTTTTCGGCTAAGTTTTTATCTTGAATGCGGTCTTGCTCGTTTGAGCGAATACGGTCATAAGCAGCAGGCACATAACCGCCTTCATACTCACCAAATGGCGTACTAATAGGTGTACGTGGTAATTCGTCAAAATAGCGACCGTTAATTTTTTTATGTGTGATTTGTGCTTGCTCTTTGTATTTGTCAAAAAGATTCCAGAGTTTTTGGATGTTATCCATATCTTTTTTGGTAATCACACCTTCTTTAACCATCCGGCTAAAGAATTGATCCCATGCGCTGAAATCGACCGAACCATCTTCTAAACGCGCACCCCAACCATAACCTAAAACAAGACGCTCTTTGTTGCTTAAATTACCTGTATGCAAAATCGCATGGAGCAAAGATTGCTTGCCCACGAAAGTAAAGTTATTAAGTTCAGGCGCAGCAATTTTTGAATTATCCAGTTTGCCAAATCCTTCAAAAATATCGACCACGTCTTTAAGCATCTTGGCTTTTTCAATACGATATTTAGCCAAGGCATCTTGCATAGGGTTGATTAGATATGTACGGAATTTGCCATTTGCGCCACCGTCTAACCAAGTTACTACCTGGTCGACACGTTTTGCTGAAGCGCCTAATTCCATGAACTTAGCTTTAAGTTCTGCGGTCTTATCTCTACCCAATAATGTTTGCTGAATCTTCTCAACGCTTTTCTTACCGCCTGTTTGCTGTATTAGTTCTTCACGGACCTGTTCCCGCTCAAAGGCTTCATTGGTTGTATGCCAAATCTTATTTTCTTTAGATCGATGCCAAAGTGTTTCGACCGCAGCCATAACTGCATTGAACTGTTCAAGCGTTAATTCGCGATAGTTTTGGTTTTCGGGCAATGCGCCTATGTTCTGTATTTCGGCATATGTGGTCGGGTCGTATTTACGAATCAATTCTAGTTGATGCTCGTAATTAGTAGATTCTCGGCCAAGATCATATTTACCTAAGATACCGCGGGCAGCAGTCACAAAATCAAAGTCACGGTTTTTAGATAATTTCTCGTTATTACCAAAAACCTTTTTGACTAAATCAAGGTGTTTTTGAATCTGGTCTTTTGCGTCATAGCTGTATTTGGTTGCATAGAACTGAACCAGTTGATTACGCTTGTGGCGCGCTGCTTCTACTGTTTCGCCTTTACGGAAAGCTTCATTAGCCATTCGCCCTAAACGAGCGTCATCTTGTGCACGTACATGTGGTCGAATATCTTTAATTTTTTGACGTTGCACAATGTCTTGAGCAACTGTCTTTGCGGCTTCATTCAAAGCAGACTTGCGGCCAAGTAAACCGTTTAGTGCAGCCATTTCAGCAGAAAGCATACGCGCACGAACATCATTGTGTAATGCGGCTTCAACAACTTCTATAATACTTTGCTGATCGAAAAATTCAGAATATTGAACAGCCATACGCGCATCAGTGAGCTCATCAATTTTTTGCTTAGGACTCGGTGAATTAAGCAAGTCGCGAATCAGTGCATCGCCGCTTTCATATCCGAACATTTCAGCAACTACGTCGGGGTTTTCTCCACCGCGTTGTGCAAAACCATAAGCGCCTTTAGAAATGCTTTGGTAAATATCGCTGTCTCGTCCGTACTTGGCTTCAATCCAATCTAGTGACAACTTGCCTTTGGTTGTGCGGCCTTCTGCATAGCGTTGCAGCAAATCCATGTCCTGTGAATAATCTAACAACTCAGGATCGACTTGATTTGAATATTGATTAACGCCGCGCAACTGTTCCGCAAATTTATCTTCAAGTTCACGGGTATCAAATTTGCCGTGTTCATCTAAAGTTAAATACCCTTCTTCGCTAAGCTTCTCAGCCATCGCTTCGATTGACAGGCCTTTTACTTTTGATTTTGAAGAACGCACAACAGGCTTATTGCCAATACCTGATTTTGTTTTGGCAGCTTCATCAATGCCCCAAGTGCTTTCTACTTCATTGGCATCAAGCCCGCCGAATTTAGCAATCGCTTCAAATAGATTGTCGCGTTCAGGCTCAACCTTGGTTGAGTCACGCTTAGCAACTTGGTCAAGCGGTTGACGTAGGAATGCCATAGCCTGATATACGGGTTCTTGTGCAATTTCTTTTGCCATATCTTCGCGAACGGCTGCGCGCTTTTTATCAGCTTCTTTTTGTAATATTTTCAAATACTTAGATTTCTGCTTTTGGTACCAAACCATATTTCGCAGTGATTTCTGCTCTAAAGTATTTATAGATAATTCTGTTGCAATTTCATGGTCTTGGCGCATTTCGTCATAATCTTTTGGCGAAATTCCAAGGCGCATTGCATCATCTTGATGAATTAACATTTCAAGATTTGATGCAGCTTGTGCTTCAGCAATTGCACTTGATGATGCAAGCATACGGTCCATTACACCTGTGATATCCGCATTCAATTCTGCACGGTCATTGATGCCCATAAACTTTTCAATGTTCCGGTACACGGCAATCATGAATTGTCTGAATCGGTTGAAAACTTGCTTTAATGCCGCGCTCGGTGCTTTACCCGTAAAAACATACTGTTCAAAAGTTTCTGCAAATTTTTCGTGTACTTCTGTTTTTTCTGCATCGGTGAAAAAGTCCCATTCACCCAAATCAGTTGTTTCTGGTGAAGCCCACTTCATTACCGTTTCCATGTCCGCACGGACTTGTGCGGGCGCATCAGGACTTAGGGCAAGTTGCATATTCATTTCTAAGAAATGATGCCCAAGCTCATGCACGAAAGTAGAGAAGTCAGCATTTTTGCTTAAAACAATTGTTGAACCATCTTGACCAATGCTGAAAGTAATTGAGCCGCGTGTACCGCCATTCGCTTGATTATATTTACGACCATTTGGTGAACGATACATACTTTCTGAAATTTCATAATCTTTATTTCGCCCCTTGTTTTCAACAAAGCCAAGTTTTTTATAAAAGCTTGTAAGTCTGCTTTTGTTGCCGCCGAAATCAGAGCTTGGAGTAAGTGCGATTGTTTTATTTTGCGAGTCAGCATATCTAATAATATCCTGCATTGCTTTAGTGCCATTGCCTTGATTGCGCATAGCTTCAGGCACAACAATTTTATGCAATGAAAGAACATTACTTGATGGGCTACCTTTTAGACCTAATTCAATTCCATATTGTTTTTTAATGCTCTTAGCAAACTCATCTACTGAGACTGTTTGTTCAGGGGTAGCACTTTGATTAAATGAAAATCCTTTATCCGTGGTCGGCTCATCAGCAATACGAATTGGGTAACGGTCAAAAGCTTCTTTTGCTGAAATCCCAAGTTTATCGCCTAACGTTGAGTAGAAAGCCGAAGTTAATTCACCCGCTGCACGATTGTATTTAGCCGTAAATGTTCCGACTTTAGCCAATTGGTTTTGTACTTCAGTTGCAACCAACTCTTTTGCATCTTCAGCACTTTCAAAACGGGCTTGCTCAGCCATATATGTATCGGCTTCTTGCTGCATTTGTTCCGTTGTTTTTGCAAGGTTCTCTTGAGCTTCGCGATAAGTTGGCATGTCCGGGCTTGAACGAACGTTCTCGACAAAATCTGTTGGACGCTCAACAACCGACATTGCAGAAACAAATTCATTTACCGGTATCTGTACAGTGCCGTTAAATGTTTCCGCGGTACCCAACTGATCTTGAAGACTTGGAGCACGTTCAAATAAATCGGTTGGCTCAATATTACGGTCACGTAATAACTGGTTGAAGGTCTGACCATCTATATAAACTTCTTCAACCGCGCCGTGTTCTTCAACTGCCTGTTTGATAAATGCTTGGCTTGCAGAGTCATCACGTTGAGCTGTCTTGCTTTCTTTGTTGCGATCAATAAGGTTGTTAAGTACAGCTGCAAACGTACTTGAACGAACAGCATCTTGCTGTTGATCTTGTCGCAATTGGTCTAATGCAAATTGTGCTGTGCGTTGGTTTTTAACTTTGGCCGCAGATGTAATTGCTACTTCAGGCGCAGCGGTTGCAACTTCTAACAAACCTTCTAAAGCCATTTCGACTGGATCAGCTTTTTCACCAACTGCATCAGCCGCACCTTTAACGGAATACATGCCCGCAGCGGATTGAATGACCGCTTGACCACCAACAGTACGCAAAGGACCGCCAAAAGTTACAGGCATTAATGCACCGCCCAACGCTGAGTATTTGGCTGAACCCCACGTCTTTGCAGCTGCATAATCAATCTGTTCTTGGCGGGTTAAAAACTTCTCACGGGCTTCTGCCATGTTCTGACCATATGACACAAGAGCATCGGCCGTGCCTGCACCTAATGCGCCTTGTGCCGCATTACCTGCGGTTGTTACACCACGTACTAACTTAGTTGCCTTTTCTAGGTTCATCACCATAGGTGCATATTTAGCTGTATTTCGGATAAGTGAATTTGTTAAAACACCGCCTGCCCCTGCGCCTGCATAATACCCAACTAATGCGGGGGGTGCTTGTTCAATTAAAAACTCACCCAACACACCTGCATCAGCATTGCTAACCAGTTCTTGTGCCGCACCCAACACACCTGCATCATTTGTCTGTGCTGCAAGTTGTGCTTGGTAAAGCGCTTGTGTCATTTCTTGTGAAGGCGCGGCTTTATTTTTTACTCGTGTTGCCAAGTTAAGAAGGCTATCGTTTCCTGTTGTCGCACTGATTACTGCGCCTTCTGTCTGACCAATAGCCGCAACAGCCCGAATAGCCGCATTTACATATCGATTGCCTTGTTCTTGAGGGCTAGACGGTTCGGCGCTTGCTGTATGCTCCATCCAATAAACTTGATTTTCATAATACTTTTTAAAGCGTTCAGCAGCCATTACGCCCGTTGTTTTCTTGATGCGGTCGTAATGCTCTTTGAAAACTTGGTCAGATGTTTGGGGCACTAATGATGTACTTAACGTATCAAGTAAATTAGGGTTTACATTCGGCTTGACCTGCTTTTGAGGGTCTTCGTAAATGCCTAGTTCTTTCAGTCTCTTTTTTTGTTCTGGTGATGTTCCTTTAGACAAAACATTTTGTATGTCTTGGTATGAAACAGGTTCATACGGTTTATTCAAACTCGAACCCAATAAGGATACTTTATCGCTAATGTCTTTTAGATTTTCAAAGTCATCAAGTGAAACAGCGGCTTGATTTGGGTTAAGTGCGTATTTACCCAATACAGGGTCACTTGCAACAACTTCATTGACGCGCTTTAGAGTGTTTACCTCATCAGCAACAGAAACGATCTGTTCAGGCGTTTCTGTCATCTTGTTATAGTCTAAGCCCAACGAACGTGCGGCTTTACGCGCACGGGCTTCTGTATCTGCGATTTGCGTTGGGTTCTTGCCTTGGTTTAATTCGAATAATTGACCAATTGTCAGATTTGTATTTTGATCAGACATAATAAAAGCACTTAAGACTACGGTTATTTGTAATCTTAAATGCTGTTATTGTTTAAACTGCCGTTTGCTGTTGACAGCTTAACTATTCGCTTAACAACTTGATTTGCTGTCGAGATGTGTACAATAAAACTGCACCAACAAAAAGTGAACATGTCATTGCTAAATAAGCTAGATTCAAACTTTCTTCACCTTTATCAAAAAACTCTACAAAAGAGAAAATCGGATTAAAAAGTAAAATATTGAAAAAGCTTAAAAATAACAGCCCTAACATATTTCCATTCTGCAAACCTATGGTTTTAGAATTATCCAAATAGTCCATTTCCTCATCTGATAATATGTGGCTGTATTTAATAGTTAAAAAAGCAATAATTATGTTTATAAAAAACAAAAGCATACTGTAAATATTAATTAGATTTTCATATCTATAATAGCTCTCAAAGCTAACATAAGAGTAAAAGAAAAATCCTATAACAAATGCGCTGCAAGAAAATGAAAATAAGCTATTTATTAACTTTCTTTTTTCTGTAGTGCTCATTTATTTATATATCCTTTTATTGCAATTAAACTTACAGCCCGCCCATCAAACTATCACAAACTTGTTTTTGGTTTTCGGAATAGTCAATTCTAAATAAGTTACTTGTACCTCCAGAGCCACTACTTGACTGCCAAACCCCATATACAGCTTTTTTATTAGGCGCTGTTAAAAGGTATGCTTCCTCAAAATTCAAAGCACCGAAATTCTTTTCACATACTTTTTTAAATTTAATATTTGCTTTGGTTAAAGACTTAAAAGGTGAGAATTCACAATTATCAAAATTTTCACCAAAACAAATATTTTCATATTCACGCGCAACTGTGGCGGGGTATAGAGAAATTGTATTCGGTCCAAATTTACCTACAGTTCCCTCCATCATTACCGACCAAGGAAGTTCGTAAGTACGGTGATCTACAATAGTACTTTTTGTGCCCAGAACATTTACACGCGCAACACCCTTTCTACTTGAATGGAATGTTCCATCTTCTAATTTTTTCTCAACATAAAAGCTGTCAAGCCAAACTATTGATTTATCGTTTGACCGAAAATCCCAATAGAGCTTTTTCTCATTTTTATTCGGCAACAGTTTATAAACTAATTGACCAAATTCCTGTTGAGGTAGTTTTTTTAAAGTAACTGGATACGGTTGCAAAGGCGCTTCGGCAGAAACAGCACATGCGCTAGAAATTAAAAATAAAAGCCCTAAACTAATTTTTCTCATTAAAAACCCCTTCGCATTATTGAATAGTAAGCATTGATGTATTCTGAATCCGTCACATTATTAGGATTTCTACCCTGCTTTTTAAATATATTATCAATTTTTGTCTTCATTGAATCAGTTATATCAGCTTTACTTTTTACTTGTGCATAAACACGGTTCATTTCAACTTTATCTTCAAAGAAAGGCCGTGAAGTAGTGACACGCACTTGGTTATTAATATTTTTCAAAACAACACGGTTTACCTGTTCCCAACTTAGATACCCCCCGTTTTTAGCTTCGGCCTCTCTTAGAGTTTGCATTAAATCCGTTTTAACTGCGTTATAGTGTAAAAGCTGCTTTTTATCTTTTGTATCAGTAATACCAATAGTGCCGAGATAAGGTTTTAATGCACTTGATACAGTGTTGTCATCGATCAAGAAAGTCTTTGGTTTTTCTTTTTTACCATCCTTAAGGCCGTTTTGTTCAGCGTACATTTTAGTAACTTCTTGGTAATCTGAAGGCGACAATTTGTCAGCATACTGATGTAAAACTGATTTTGGTTTCCCTTTTAAAAGTTCTTCTTGATTAAGCGTAATCATGCTTAAAACAACAGGATCCGTTTTAACATCTTTCGAGTAAATCGACTTACTCACTGAACGCAAACTATCGATTTGGTTAGGCTCTAATGATGTGATGCTCCCTGCGGGTATTTGTTCAAATGTATATTTTCCAGACACGATGCTTTTGTATAATGTGTCGTATTCTTTGTTTTGACGTTCTTCTTTGGCTTTATCTTGTCCGCTATAGTACCGATCTGTAGCAATCAAGGCCTTTTGCTTAACATCTACCGGAACGTTGCTATTCCAAATATCTTCATAAGCTTGTTCCCGTGTTTTTGCAGGCTTATTTGCATACTTACCAAAATCTTCAGTTAACCATTTATCAATGCGCTGAATGTATTTACGTGTTTCAGTCGCAGGGGGTTGCCCCCCTTTTAAAACAGCAGTAGCGGCATTGCCCCCGCCGTTATAATAAGCCGCAATAACCATTGGGTCTTTGGTTTTATATTTTTTGCTAATCCAGTCAATAAACTCTAATGAAGCATCAATAGTATCTGCGGGGTTATTAATATCCCGCTTGCCATTATTACTGTACTCTTTCCATGTTTCGGGCATAAATTGCATAACCGACTTTGCACCTTTTGGTGATACAGCATCGTTATTTGATTTTTCACCAGATAAACGAATAGCAAGTAAAAGTGGTGCGGCCCAATCCATACCTTTTTCTTTTGCTGCGTGTACAGTGTAAACATCTAAACGCTGATCATTGTATTTGATGTTTTTCATCTGATCGGGTGTAAGACTTTTAAGTTCCTGAGCAATTTTTGCTGATGCTTGCGGGGGAACATTTAAAGCAGGGTTGCTACCCTCTTGTGTTCCGGTTGTGGCCATATTAACTAAAGATTCGACTTGCTGATCTTCAAGTTTTTGATGAATACGCTGATCTACCTTAAAGCTATCTGCTAATGAAATCTCGTCTTTATATTTATTTTTATATGCAACTGCTGCTTTTAAATCGCCGTTTTCTACAAAGGCGCTAATGTTTGTGATGTGGGCCACTGAGACATTTTTAAGATAAATGTTTTCTGCTTCAGTCGCTGCCTTTCCTTCAAGATTCATTAATTTACCTAATGAAGCTTTAAGATTAGCACGGCTTTCATCAATCTTAGTGAAGTCACCAGGGTTCTCGTTTATTTCTCGAATAAAACGATCTGCTGATGATGAATAAACGCTTTGTTGATAAACGTCATTTTCACGTACAAAGTAATTTTGTAACGAGCCTTTGAACTGCACCGCGTCACGTTCAGACATTTCTTTAAACAAGGCACGTTGACGGCTATTACCTAAAGTATTTGCAATTTGCCCAATACCGTCTTGATAGGCTTTTGTATAGTAATCTACAAACCCTCCACCGTTGCCATCATCAAAACTTACTACATCTACCCCTTTTTTGTTGCCGTACCCATCGACATCATTGTTTTGCAAATGGAGTTTTAATTCAGCGAGTTTGTTTTGGGCATCAATAACCCGTACGCGGTCCGCTTCATCTTGGTATGCTTGGTACGCGTTCAAACCAGAATTAAGGGCACCAACTAAACTATCGGTTTTATTACCAACTAAGCTAGCGGCTTCGCCTGCTGACATGCCGCCACTGACTTGTACATTTGGAACACTATTGTCCGAAACTTGTCGATTAAATTGTGGGATACGCATTAACTAGCTCCAAACCAATTCCAATTATAATTTTGCCATGATGCACCTTGCGAATTACTGCCACCTATATCATAAAGGCTTGAAGCAAAGTCAGAACCGCCACTAGATGCAGAACCTCTTTCAAGCCCTCCACCTAAACCGCCTTTACCCATACTTGAACCAAAAGCGGAAGCAGCTTCACCGCTAAGGTTTAGTATCGTGCTTAATACAGGTCTAATGGACTTCGCAGCAACACGGTAATTTTCGGCTTTATTGCGGTAATTTGTGGCTTGAACCTTGTGCCCCCAAGACTGAAGCGCAGCATTGTATTTAATTGAATCAATATCTCCTTGAGCGAGCATCTCTGTTGAAGCAAGTAAATCAATGGCTGAACCTTGTGTTACATCAATACCATTCTCCGCAAGGGCGTTGATTTGGCTTGATTTAAAGGCCGAAACGTTACGCTGATAATCAGTTACGGCATTGGTACCATCTTCGATGGCTTGCCGAGCCTGATTATCTGAAAGGGTTGCATTGTAAAGGGCGAGCTTTTCTTGTTGCTTAAACGCCTGTTTTTGCGCCTTCATTTTTGCGTAACTGGAAAGCGCTTCTACCCCTTTAACCGCTGCATATGCATATGGATTTGTCATAACGCCCCCATCACGAACGGATGGAACATTTTATTGTTCGCGCCGTATGGTTCTGCTTTTTTTAAATCAAAGCCTAGTCTTTTTAAGAAACGTATAGCATTCTCGTTTTTTTCATACACATGATTTACAAGAACGGCATACTCCGACCGCATTTCCTTTAAAATACTTTGGCATTGTTTGTAAAATTCAAACGGATATTGTTTTATGAAATTTGTGCCAAGTAACCATGGGCAACCAACGTTACCTATTAAACTTGACATTCCAACACCACAAATAAAAAGCAATTTACCGTTAACTACTACAGTCCAAGCATCGCTTGAATGCTTGATAGACATTTTGATCATCCAATGAAAATTGTCATTGAAGTACGCTTTCATTTCGTCTTTATCGGCATCACGCAGGTTTTCAACAAGAATACGAATATCGCGCTCAGTCGGCTTACGAATTTCAATATTATTTCGTCTCATGTCATTTCTACCTCAAGGGCCAATATCTTCATTGGTAAAGGTTTATCATGTTTTACAGTAATTTGAATGTCTCTTTCGTAAGTGCTGTCAACTGGTACTTCTACCAAACCCGAATACAATTTAAGGGGGCTACCATAGCGTTCATTGCTACGCGGTTTAAACTCATCAATTGGTGTGCGATCCTCAATATCCTGATTAGCACCGGCCAAAATGTTTTGAGACTCTCTTACTCTTAGGTGAACCTTATTCACGACTTTAGGTTTAACAGGATTTTTTTGTTCTTGAAAAATCGGCAATGTTTGTAGTTCAGCTTCGTAATTCAGACCAACCCAAATATTAGATAACTCACGTGGCAGTTTAATTGTGCCGTTTTCTACTTTGACATTGGGTTTAACGCCACCATCTGCAAACACAGATACTGTTTGACCTTCAAGCCAATCTAAGCCGGTTAAAGTTGATGTAGGATTGCCCTTGTACTGAATGCTGCTATCTAAATAGCACTTATCCTGCATATCTAACGGCTGCCTTGTAAGCATACGTTCAATGGTATAAAAACCGTCACGCTCAATAAACGCATATAAAACAGATTGATCTTCCTCCGGTATTTCTGCTATAGACAAAAATTTACCGTTGGTGTGATGCTCTGCCCAAGCCCAAACCTGTTGTTTTGGCTCATATGTTAATGAAAGCAAAACACCATCACCACGTACAAAATATATAATATTCAAAGGGTTACGCAATAATGCACAATCAATAATTTTTTGCCCATCAAAAAGTTGTGGGCACATTATTGATAAGTCGATTGTTTGATAAAAAGATGCGTTGTATCCGCTTGCCAATGATATTTCGTGTACGTGCCCTGTTTGATCAGAGGAAAAAATTGTAGCGCCGTCAACTTCAACGGGTGTCACATCATTTGCACCTGTACTGTACTGCTTGTTCATATTCACACTAGCAGCTGTTACGGCTCCATCCGCTGACATTTTCCAAAGGGCCCCACTTGTCAAAATAAGTAAATCACTCATTGTAACTAGGTGTTTAACACCGTTACCGTCGCGGGCAGCAAACCGTATTTGAATTGAATCTGTATCTTGAGTAGGAATGTGGTACCCGAAATTATCATCCGTTGCCGTACGCGACATGCGAATCCATTGGGGCGATTTATAACCGCCGCCATACACTTTTCGCTGCCCGTGATATGCAACTGCGGTCGGGTAAAATTCAAAAGGATTACGAATTAATGGCGGTGTGATTGAACCGTTTGTCTCAATATTATCGTCTGTGAAGCTTGTTTCAGTTGTTTCACCAATAAAGCTTGCTAAACCAGATCGTAGTTTAAAAATGTTATAACGGTTCGCAACTGTTACCGCATCCCATGTAATCGTGTTGTAATTCCCCGCTAGTGTTAAGTCGTTTTGTACAACAACCTTTAAAGATGCAGCAGATTCATTTTGTTCATCTACTGCGGTGACTTGGTAAGAATAATCACGCTCAATGTATGAGTCGTGCATACTTCCACCGGGTTTATACTTATCTTCAATATGGGCAGTTGCGGCAACATTTTGCGGTGTGCCAATGCCGTATCCCACTGTAACCAGTTCTGTTATCCATTCCGTTGCGCTCTTACGAATAATTTTTCTAGGTGGATAGTTAGGATGGGTTATTGTCACAACGTCCGCAGATTGAGCATAACGGAGTTGCATTAAATGCTCTTCGGCATACGGTACTGCAACTTCTAAAGGTTCATTATTTTCATTCAGCAGCATACCGCCGTCAGCAAAGAAATTTATAGCGCCTGCACGAATAGCCAAAACAACGGCTTGTTCTTCACTAAAAACAAAACGGATTAAACGCATTTTGCCCATTGATTTCGGGTAATGGTGTACGTAGCGAAAGCCTGCACGATAGACAACCCCGCCGAACAGTTCGACATAAAGGTTTTTGCATTTAGCTACACCAGTCTGATATTTCGCCTGATCAATGCGGCCAAACATATCCGGCGAAATTACGCCACCATTAAACGAATATTGCATTTATCGTGCCTCAAACATTGAGCCTGTATGCTCAGGCCGTGGTTCAATTCGATGTTGTTGCAGATCAATGAAAATTGCTTTGTTCTTTTCAATTTCATAAAGCTGCATCATGGAGATTTGTTTTTGCTCGTTCTGCGTCAAAGGGCCTGCTATTCGTGCGGCCAACAAATAAGATAGAGCGGTCTTGAAAGAATCGGGCATTAACGCCAAGTCTTTCACATCGTGAACATAGCGTAAGATTGGTGTGGTATCTTCTGTGAATAGAAGATTGCCTTCTACATAGAATCGACTGCCTGATTCAAGCTGAAATATACGGACCTTATCACTTGGCAAAACATACGCCGTGCCAAACTCATACCCTGCATCGACATTCAAGCGAACGCGCTTAACGGCAAACGTCCATTGATGTTCGTTGTCCAACAGCTCTCTACGGCAAATTGGGTAAAAGGTATTACACAATCTTGCATGCTTTGTCGGTTCGGTTAGTTCATTTACAACATAGCCCTGCGCGAGATGCGACAGGGCTAAATTGCAAAGATCAACAATTGATCTCATATGCTTTACTCAGCTTGTGTTGAGCCTGTCGCGCCGCGGCCTGATGCTTTCGGCTTTTCTTCAACTGGCTTAAACCAAGTTTTTACTTTTGGTTTCACTAAACCCGCAGGCACATAGAATTCTGTACCTACGTCACGAATACCATGGTAAAAACCTTTTTTGATAGCAACTACTAATACTTGGTCTGACATCTAAAATACCTCGATTAAACTGGAACAGTTGCGCCGCTTACAGCGTCGTAGTTTGTACGGATATCCGCTTCATTGCCCAACCAAGCCGAAATAGAACCAGTGGGCGCATTTGCGACAGCATAAGACAAACGGATAAAACGTTTTGTCGCACTGTTCACGTAAAAGAACGTACCTTTGTTCAGTTCAGCGGCTTTAAACGCTTTTGACGCGGCTGCCGCTGTAAAAGTTGTACCGTCTGCACTTTCTTCGAGTGTCACTGTAACGGTAGCGTTTGCAGGTCCAACTACATGCCCTTGAAGGCAGATAGGTAAACCCGCTGTACCAACAGATTTATGCACTGTGTCCAAAGTGAAAGTACTAGCACCCGCCGCAATAGCTTGCTTATCGGAGAACTGTAGTAATTTATCAACTAATGCCATGGTTAAATTCTCCTTAAACTACACGGGCTTCAGTGTTAAGAATCACATCACAGATGCGAATCGGCTCACCATCCCATGCTTGAATTTTGCGGCTACCGTCTTTACGGAAGTCTTCAAGAGTCAAGCGCACATTTTTAAAGTGATTGACTTGGCCTTTAAGCGCTTGGTTAACAGTACGGTTCATGTAGATTGCTGTACGTGCTGAACCTGCAAGTGGTAAGAGAGAAAGTGCTTCGTCCAATAAATCAATAAGATTTGCACCAGTAGATGCGTCTTTTGAAAGTTCCGAAACATCAATGTTTGCGATACGAACAACCGAGCGCCAGTCACGTACAGATAAACCCACGTCCCATTGGAAGTATGTTCGCATTGCTTCATAACGGCCGCCTTGCGCATCAAGTACCGTTTGTTGCCCTTTGTCCTGAATATCAAGACCCGCTTGCGTACCTTGCGGATAGAACAAGTGAGTTTTTTCACGCCCCCACTGCACAATGTAAATTGACGTATTGTCAGTGCCTGTACCGCCTGCATCCAGAATGTTTACAGCGTTTGCAGGTGCTACGCCTGTTTCAGGGTCAATAAGATGGTTGTAACGCGTTGCTAAACCGTTAAAGGTAGATACATCACCTGCAACATCACCATAGATAATGTTTTCCATTACCTCTTGTGACATACCCTCTAAGAAGCCTGCATCTTCTTCAGAGCGCCATTGTTTTTTATTTTCGCCTTGAAGGTCGTACAAGGTTTTATCAACTTCTGAATACGAAGTTAACTGACCAGTACTATCAGAGACTTGAACACGTGATGTTTTTTCGGGTTGCACACCATAGTTCAATTTACGCCATGTACCTTTTGGTAAACCTGAGCGAACGCTAGTTTTATTGTGGGTACCACTATTTGCTTCAAGCACTACAGCATCGTCAAGTAAGTCTTGACGTTTGTTGAGTACTTCGATAATCGCCCCAACTTTAGAGTTCGTACCAATGTTATGGGCAACGTCGGCTAATGTTGGGTTTGTTTGTACAATCGTAGGCATCTAAGTATTCCTTATGATTTGTCATACCATACGGCCGCTGGTGCCACGTTCGCTGTATTTGTGCCTTTTCCATGTGTCATGTTGTCACCTTCTAACAACTTTCCAACTTCAGTCATAAAGCCAATTACAGCGGGATGGTTACCGAGTCCGCTCTTAAAGAGAATCTTAGAGATTTCAGCGCCACGTGGTAAGCTGAAGGCGCGTTGTGCTGTCAACAGGTTTTCCTTCAATTTTTCCCCGCCGTATTCAGGGTCTGCTTTAGCTGCATCAACCCAAGAAGCAATCACTTTTTGCTGTTCCTGTGCTTGTCGTTGTTGCATTTGCACGCCTAAATCGACAAGTTTTTGCACCGCTTCTTGCGGCATTTTGAACTGCTGCCCAAGTTCCTGAAGGGTTTTTGAATCTTCTGGATTCAGAGAGTACCCTTCAGGCATAGTGAAATCTGTGTATTGAATTGGTTGTTCTGCAGGCGGTTCTTCACCACCTAATAAAACTTCAGGCTTTGTTTCAGTATTTTCTGTAGTAGTGCTTGTAGTAGGTGTGGTTTCAACCTGAGTTGTAGCAGGATTGCCCCCACCTGTTTCAGTAGCAGTTGTAGTTACAGCAGGTGTATCCGTTGTAGTAGCGGTAGTTGCTGCATCAGTTGCTGTCGTAGTTGTTGTCACTTCGCTCATGGTTCACCTTCTCTTTAAGTTTTGAAAATCGTTGTTTCTGCATGTCTAGCCATGCATCTGAATTGGCTTGTGTGATTTCACCAAGGATGTATAGGCCAAACTCTCGGCGGCCTTCCATGAAAGCAAAATCACTGATTTGTGACCCACCGCCATAGGTGGGTTGAAATATGCTTGCCCGATCAATTAATCGCATTAGAAAACGTTTACCGTGTTCCGTTTCCAAGATTGAGCGCAGGTCATTTAGTTCCTGGTCACGTTCACTCTTATTTTCTTTAGCTTTGGTTTCTAAATCGCTCATGCGCCACCGCCTTGCAAGAACATGTCAGACAAAGTTTCTGCATCTGTATCGCTTACGGTCTTAACCGTATTGGCGTTAGTGTTTTGCGTTTGTGCTTGTTGGGCAGCAAGGGCTTGTTGCTGTGCAATTTGTTGTTGTGCTGCACGGTCACTACGGATTTGGTCAACGATACGTTGAGGACGGAAAATATCAGGCGATACGCCGTTAATCTCTGCGTATTCATCCATAAATTTATCTGTATCAACTTTATCAAGTACTTGCGGGTCGACTTGGGCTACTTGCCCAATCATGGCAAGGGCACGTTCAAGAATTGCCGAACCAGAAGATTTCTGTGCAAGTGCAAGTATGGATACGAAATTGATTTCGACATCGGCGTTTTGAATAGCTTCTGGTGCAATTTGGCGTAGGTATTCACTGTTTGCTAATACACGCTCAACGCAGATTTCAACGAGTGGACGCAATAATTCATCAATTTGACGTTCTACTACCGGACCAAGCATGAGCATCTTTTCAGATTTGCGTTCATATACTTCTGTAGCGGTCATTTTGCCTTTATCAAAAGCATCAAGCATCATGAACAAATCTGTATGAAATGCGCGTTTAACACGCTCTTGACATTGTGCAATCTGCGCCATAACACCGTTCAAATCGAATTGCACATTCAACATTGCTTGAACTTGTGCAACTTGGCTCGTTGGTGACGCTTGGTAAAATGCAATACCGTTTGGCAATGTCTCACGCTCATGACCTTTCAAGTAATCAGGTAAAAGCAAAGGCGGTCGAACTTGATAGTCCACACCTACTGCAATTTGTTGATGACCTTTCTGTAATGCACGTAAATCACCAATGCAATCGCTTGCAGGTCCTTCGCCGTACACATCACTACTTGAAACAGTCCAACGTCCGCAAATAACCTGAAAACTCATTAAGCCACTTTCGCGTAGCAATTTATTTGATGAACTTGGTTCATAGTAAATTGAAGCGAAAGGCATGTTTTTAGGTCCATACCCTTTTGCATCTACTCGTTCATAAATTGCATGGCAAACTTCAAACTCTTGTTCGTAGTTTTTATTTTCAAACGCGTTCTTAATAGCATCCGAAACGTTATCCAATCCAAAATATTTAACCATGTTGATAGAGGTTAATTTGAATTTGCGATAAACGCCGTTCGGTTTATTAAACTCGTCCGTTGTGATAGCAAACTCACCGAAAGTAAGAGGTATTAAATCCATGAGTTGAGCTTTTGAATTGCGACCATGTTCAGGAGCTAATGCTGCACCGATACCGAAAGCGCCTTCTTGCATGTAAATATGATGTACAGTTCGATAAACATTGCTTTTTGAAAAAGCAACATAACAAGCATCCTCAACAGCTTTAAGCCATTGACGAACTTCAATATCCTTTTGCAATGATTCATCTGCGGCTTGCAAGGTGAACCATTTACGACTTGGCGAACAAGTGCCTGATACCATACCCGCTGCAAGGGTTTTCAACGAGTCTTTACCAGTGTTATCAACAATTTTGGACCATGCAGATCGGTCATGCTTTTCTTGGTTTTTAATCGTTTTGATGGCAGCAGGTAAAACGTGTAACGCTAATTCGGCACAATAATCGTCCATATCATTTACACGTAATTGCCAAACAGCATCAAACCGTTTTTTCAGCGCTCTGATATCGTCTTCAGTCATCTTAACCGCCTAATAAAGTTTTCTTGCCTAAGCGCAAATCTTCGTCACTCACGCCTTGAGCATCGGTATAAAGCGTATTTGCAATACCACCAGACATGGAGTTTTGTGCTTGCTGTACACGGTCAATAGTCGCGGATGAATCAGGAGATTTTGAATCTTGGCGCGTTGGTTGCTTTGGCGGTGCAATGACTTGCGCCTTAGGTGCATCCATCCCAAGAATATTGGTTACGCCGTCAAGAATATTTTTCACGCACATTGAAGGACTCCGATTAGTTTTGCCTTTTTCGACATTATGCGATTGGCACATTGAAAAGGCCCTGTTTCCTGTTGACACTACGCGTATGGGTCGTAATCACGTCTAGCTGCAGAAGCATTAATCGTCTGCATAATGTGGCGTTTAGGTGTATCAATTTGCGCATTGATAATTGCAGAGCCGTAGTCAGGACTGCGGCCAATACGCTTAACGATATCTTCCCTTGATTCGACCTTGATGTTTGTGCCTTGTAATGACCAACGTGGTGCGGTTAAGTCGGCTAAAAGTTCAGGCTCAGGAGGTAATGCAACTGTGCTTCCATATGCAGGGTCTAAAGATTCGCGAAATTGCCACCAAAGTTGTGAACGTAGGTTGTAAAAACTAAGTTGCCCTGAGCGGTCGAAAGAAGTTGCAGCATTACGTACATCTACAGGCACCACATGAATACCTGATTGCTTTAAGAAATCGTAAGTACTTGCACCTACACCAATCACATCGACATGAATGGGCGCATGGTCACGAACATGTGATACAGCAAACGATGCACTTGCCGGCCCATCTTTAGACTGAATGCCCTCTAATACGTTTGCCTTGTTATACCAAAAACCATGACGGCCATAGCCAATAGTGTTGTCTTTACCGCCACGTGCAACGTCTAAGCCGTATGAATCCATTGGAAACACACCCTTGTACATAAGGCGCATTTCATCTTCTGGTTTCCAACGTGCTTGTGCAGCTTCTACCCAAGCTGTCGGGATAACTTGCCAAGGATCATCTTCAATACCCGCACCGAAATCGCCGTATAACATTTGTGACCTCAAAGGTTCAGGCAATGCTTGTAAAGTACTCATGTAGCCTGTTTCCATGTAGTACTTGTTATCTGTTACACGTGCAGGAATGAACGTCCGTGACTTGGGCTTAATAATGTGTTCAGGCTTGTAATCCTTTGGGTCGAAGTCATAAACAATTTGATCATCAATAAGTACAAATGGTTTATTACTTTCAACTTCCTGCTCCTTGCCTTTTACCATCGCGAACCAACGGAGTTCACCGGGCTTTGCAGGGTTCGGATGCCCCTTCTTAATCCAAGGTGCAAAGTAATCAATTACCCATCGCCCTTCTGCTGTAGTGGGTGGGTTGAAGGTCATTAGGCATTTGGATTTGATTGTTGGGTCTGATGAACGATTCCACCCCATCACAAAGCGGGCTTGCGATTCACGAATCTCTGTGGCTTCATCAAGTGCCTTGAAATCATGAGCACGACCTTGCCAACGCTTCTCATCACCCAAATTATCAAGTCCACCAAATTCGATTAAACGGCCATTGCCCAAGTTCCAGAATGATTTTTGTGAGTTATAGCCATTCTTATGGCCTAGAATTTCTTCACAACGCTGTACGATACCGTCTGTTTGCGCTTTCTCTCGGCGTACAACCAAGCTACGTTTATGTACTGTTAAGAATGAACCAACGATTAAATCCGTTTTACCGCCCCCTGCTGCACCGCCATAGCCAATAACATCGGCTTGAGATAAATACGCAGCCATTTGCGGGCCTTCCAATGGAAACCAAATAGGTGCATCGGCAAGTAGTTTTGCTATTTCTGCTTGTTCATCTTCATTGAGCGTTAATAGATATTGCTCAATCTCTGATTCATCCATTTCGGCAAGCAGTGCAAGGATTTCATCATCAGTTGTTTTGGTCATACATTCCCCAATCTTCAGGTCCAAATACAATGCTGTAACCGATTACACAGATGAGCCAAATTTCAGAACGATCAATGTCTACCTTGTCGCCAAACAACTTGAAATAAAGACCTATAAAGAATATGAACAACACCCAAGTGAAATATGAAAATGCTTTTTTTTGGCTGATAACTTTAAATTTGACCAACAATAAAGTTCCCAAGGCATTAATATTTGCTGCGATCAACACTAGAATAATTGTGGCAGTAGTCATCATTCTTCAGGCTCCCATTCACAATGTGGATGGCGTATATATTTATTACCGCTTTCATCAATGCCTATGTCATAGGTCTCATAGCCTGCCGTCTCAGTGCCGATTTTGCGAATGATCGGTTGCTTGCAACATGGGCACTCTTCAAGCTCTGGTGGAATAACCTGATCGTTAGAATCAAATTGCAATTGGCCTAATGCAGACCAATAAATCTTGCGTAGCTCAGGCGTGTCTTGCAGGTTGTGAAATGCAAGTTCAAATTGATATGTGCATGATGTGTTGTGGTTTGGGCCTTGAATCCCCAATATTACCCATCCTTCTTTCAGTCCATAGCCGCTCAATACGTATGAAACTGTTTTGTGAATTTCATTACCTGAATACAGAAGTGGCTTGCCTTGCTTAATTTGTTCACCTGAGTAAATCGTCTCAAGTAAAATCAAATCATCACCAACTTTGAAATCTCGATCATTGAAACGAATCTCAAATGTTTTACGGCCATCAGATACCGCTTGAAAAACTTCTGAATCGGTTTTTAAGGTATGAACTTTATGCATCGTCTTCCCCCTTATTTTTAGCCTTAGCCTTTTTCAACTTGGCAAGTAGGCTTAGCTGTGTGCTTGATGCTTTGGTGTCAGTTAATGGGTTTTCAGGGTCGTTACTGTGTTCTACACGTTCCTTGAACATGCCAATGTGTTGACCGGCTTTAATCAAAGCCGCCACTTGGTCATTCATTTTGATTTCTATGCCGTGTTGAGATTCTTTAATGCCTGCATAAAGCATTTTTGCTTGGGCACTTACGCGTGTTGTATCTGCAACAGTTACATACCCTTTGCCTTCCCCTTTACATTCAGGGCAATCAGGGTTAGGCGCTTTGGTCTTATCAAAGTCAAAACCGCCATCACAATCGGGTTTAGGCTTCTGATTTACTAACGCGTTATAGCAGGCATTGTGATATTCACCCTTAGTCCACTGGTAATAGTGATCAACTCCCCAACAGTAACGACAGTTCACACGCACGTATCGGATTAATTCGTTAGGGTCAGCCGTTGCCATTTCCCACAAGCGATTTAAAACCTTGTCTTGGGTGATCTTGTTACGTTCTGCAAGTTCGGCTTCACCTTTTGATATGTGTTCTTGAACTGAAGTTTTCTGAAGGAGTTGATACCCCATTTGTTCAGCAGTTTTTGCAGAATATCCCGCACGAATCGCTGCTTGTGTTGCATTACGATCAATTAGATATTCATCAACGAACCGTTGTTGTTTCCCACGTAGAGCCATCAAATCACCTCCTTGTAGCAAACCTTGGTGCAAATACGTCTACACATCTCATGAGAAATATCGTACTTGTTCGCTAACTGACGATAAGACAAGCCTTGTGTATGCAAGGTTCTAATATTTTTTACGTCTGATTCTGTTACCTTTGGCGTTGAATCGCGTTTGACTTTGTCTTTCACGATGAACTCAGGTAGAAACGCAAGTACTGGCATAAACATTTCTCCTAAACCCACATTCCCCAAATCAACATTCCCGCATCGCGTTGCTCTTGATTTGTTCGGCCTTGCCAACCTGTGATTCGGTTAAAATCATCTGAATTGACTTTAGTTTTAGTTGGTTTTACTTCGATAACGGCTAAACCCATGTGTTGGGCCATTTGAACAAGCAATTTACCTGTTGCATGGTTTTCACCTACACGCTTTGAAATCTGCTCATTTACAGCAAGGGATTTATTAGCGCCATTTCTAAAATTGGCTTTTTTATTTAACCAACCTGCTTCAATTACGACCTTTTTGATTAAGTCCTGTTCTGCTTTGAATAGCTCCACCACTTCTGCAAAGCTGAGATTTTTTAATTCAAATTGTGATTTCCCAAGTATTGCAACACCTGATTTATCCAAATCAGGGTCAATGCCGATAATGATCTTAGACATAATCACCACCTACACGAGCATCGGACCAATTGCACTCAACAGTACGTAAACCGTCATGCTGAAAGCGTGACCATAGACGGTCACCTAAATCAGTTTTGAGTTTGTTCATTGAAAAGTTTGAAATGAGCATCGTTGGTTTTTTACGGTCATAACGTGCTGTCAAAATCTTATGAATAATTTCAAGTCTGGTACCACGGTCATGTAAACCGTATTCATCCAAGATCAATAAGTCGTATGTAGTGAACTCATAGATTACAGATGCTTCTGATTGATCTTTTGTGTCCTTATCCCATGCATTCATGACACGCTGCGCAAGCTCTTCACTTGTGATGTATCGAACGTACAGGCCTTTTTTGAGAAGTGTTTTTGCGGTTGCACAACCTAGATGGGTTTTACCCGTACCAGTTGAACCAACCATAATGAAATTGGATTTACTTGTAGGTTTAGGATTTTTTTTGTCCTCAGCATAAGCTGCAAGTAATTCTTGTGCATATTCGATGCATTCAGTAAGCGTACTTGCTTGTGCATGAGTAAGTGTTTTGTAGTTATCAAATGCAGATTGAGCATGACGTTCAGGAAGCATTGCACCACCAAAGTGTTTGTCACGTACCATTTGATCAACACGTGCCTGTTCACCTTGCTTTGAGTCATGAACATGATTGATTGCACAGCTTGGGCAAATTTGATGCAGTCCCGCTTGTACTTTTTGCACCTGGTGTATTTCGCAAAATCCTTCAGCTAATTTGAAGCCGTTTAAAAGATTCACCATCGCATTCATATTAAATCCTCCGGTATGTGCACAGTTCCTGTGAACGGGCGATCATCTGATTTAGGCTCGTCTTTCCAAGCGTCATTGACGTTTCTTGAATCGTTAGCCGAATTTGTTTTTGCAGCGGGTTTTGCTTTAGCAAGCCGACTTGCTTTCAAAGCATCGTCTTTCACCCACTGGATGTATTTCGCGTAAATCTTGTTTTCAATGAGACGACCTGAACGTATTTCAGGTGCGTAATGCGGTAGGAAGGTAATCATGAAGGTGTCAAACTCTTCCTGAGTCGTTTTAGTTAGCCCTGCTCTTTGTCTCCATGAGTTAATTTCATGAAGTGAAGGCTTCCACAAACTCAGATCCTCATCGAGGGAATTCGGCGTTTCTGATTGTGTATGTATATATATAGATGAAGGTGACGATGAAGGGCATGTCTCAAGCATACCTTGAGCAATGCTTGCATCATGCTTATGCATAGCTTGTGCATATGCATTAGCATTGCTAGATTGATGCTCATTAGATGCATTAGTGTTGCTAGAATCCTGCTCTTTATTCCATCGTGCTTCGGCTGCTTTCTTTGCGCGCTCTGACTTTGAAGACTTATTGCTTTCAGCTTGAGACTTTAAATCGTCCAAATATTTTGAAGATAATTCACTGTCTTTTACTTCAAATAAATTTGAATTTATCAAGATAGTTTTTAAAGCCTTCGCTTTACTCAAATTTGAACGAATTACGCTTGCAATAACGTTGTTGTCATCTGGTATTGCACCGTTACGCCAATAATCCATCATGAGTAAAAATGACGCACCGATTTGCTCGGTGGTCATTCGAGTGGTCTTAGCAAGCATGTCGCCAATATAAATTGGCATCCAAATATCTACGTCTTGGTTGCTCATACCACCTCACTTGCTCGATACATAACTTGTCGGCCAGATATTTCACGTGAACCAAGCAAGCCTGCACCGATTACCCTACCTTCGCAGGTAGCGCACATAGGACGATTAGCGCTTGGTGTATCAAGTAAAATCCCTGTTCCTTTCCCTGTGCCACCGACACACATGGTCATGCCGCACCAACAATGCACGGCAAAATGTGATTTATTTCGGAAAGTAATAAGCGTTACGTGGCGAACTCGATGTGTGTATTCGCCACGACGTGCTTCAACAAAAGGAACTGATTGTTTAATTGCTTTGCAGTTTTCATTGCCAAAGCCTTTACGCTTCATGTAACGGCTTGGTTCAAGGGTGATCATCGCTGTCATGCTGCCCCCTGATATTTCTTTTCGTGTGAGAAATTAGCTCTTACAAGTGCTTCAGAAAGCTGAGGGCAAACAGAGTTACCGACCATGCGCGTTTGTTCTGTTTTAGTCAGTTTTACAGTGTTCCCGTGCTCATCAATTCCATAACTGAAAATGTAATCATCAGGAAAACCTTGAGCCTTGAATAACTCATGTGGTTGAAGCATACGAAAGCCAATATCAGCAATCTGATAAGTCTGACCTTCAACAGTAACTAGACCGAATCTATCTCTTGTTGGAATAGTGCGCAGCGGATTATCAATGCTGTTTCCATCACGTTCATTTCCATAGAAAGCAGTAAGGAATGCACGAACTTCAGCAAAGTGTGCACCGCTTGAAGTAATAGTGTGAATAGGTTCATCAACACGATGACCGATATTATTATTGCGTAGCTTGACCAGGTGACTAGCCACAATGCTGTGATGATCTTTCGATGTAATTGTGTGAATAGGCTTATCAGCATCACTACCAATTACACCAGTGTAATTTTTGGCTAAAAATGCAGAAACAAGTGCATGATGCCCGCCTTTCACACCGGCACAAATTGTTCTCAGTGGTTCATTAGCAGGCATACAACGTGGGCTTGATGCATTAGCGCATTCAGTCAAAACAGGCATTGCCAGTGCATAACCATTTTTACTGGTCATTGCCTGTAATGGTGATTCAATTGCTTGACCACGGAATGTATCCCCACCGTGGTTCGATTTCACAATAAATGGCTTAGGGTTATCGATAACATAACGCATAGTCCCCATTGCAATACGACGCAAAGTAGCTTCAGCAAGTGGCTTTTGTCTTGTAAAAATACTTGGACAAGGCAATGACCAATCAATACATTCTGCTGCGGTACGCCAAGGTTTTAATTTTCCAGTCAAAACAGCTTTAGATTCAGGGTCGCCATGCGTTTGTTTAGGCCAGACGATAGGCAAACCGTCACGACGAGCAATTAAAAAGAAACGCTTTCTTGTAGTTGGAGAGCCATAATCACATGCTTTAAGTTCACGCCATTCAACGTTATAACCTTGATAGCGCAAAGCCTTCACAAAACTACGGAATGTTTCGCCCTTATGTTTCGGACAAGGTTTGCCATCTTCACCAAGACGGCCCCAAGTTTTAAATTCTTCAACGTTTTCAAGCATAATTACGCGCGGACGCGTTAAATCTGCCCAACGCAAGGCAATCCAAGCAAGGCCACGAATTTTCTTTTCAACAGGCTTACCGCCTTTTGCTTTACTAAAGTGTTTACAATCAGGTGAAAGCCAAACTAAACCAACAGGCTGATTTTGAGTTGCTTCAATAGGGTCTACATCCCAAACAGATTCGCAATAATGCTTAGTATCTGGGTGGTTAGCACGGTGCATTGCTAAAGCTTTTGGGTCATGATTGATTGCAATATCAACAGCACGACCAAATGCGGCTTCAAGGCCAGTACTGGTACCTCCACCGCCCGCAAAGTTATCAATGATTAATTCATTTGGGAAAAGTGCTAGATTCATGACTGCACCTCGAATACTTTTCTAAGTGCTGCTACGACTTGCTTTATTTCTTCTTCAGTGCGCCACCAACCGAAAGGAATGTGTTGCCCTACATATTGAGATTCTCTATAGCAATCTTTTGCATTATCTAAGATGAATCCAATATCACTATGTTTAGGCTTAAACGGTGCAGGAACTTCAACACCGTTAATCAAAATGGTTTTAGGCTTGATGCGGAAAAAGACTTTTTGCACGCCTTCAGACATGCCAGTAAAGAAAACTTTAGTTGATAGATCGTCTTCAAGAGGATTGAAGGTATCCCAATTTTTTTCTTCCCAAGGTTCCACACTGATTTGAACTGTTTCACCTGCCAATGCAGCAGTTAAAGCAGCTTTACCGTCAACCAATCCTTCAAGGCCTTCAACTTTGATTGTGTTGTATTCAGTAGGTGCGCCAGATGGTTGAGCTTTAGGTAATAACGGTTTTTCCCACATTGCTTGTCGCATTTCATGACATTGCAATTCATCCCAACCATCTGAGCGATAGATATAAGACTTGTCATTTGAGTCTTTAAATATCTGATCACCACCTTCGGTTTCCCAATTCGCATCATTAACATCATTACGATGTAGAACAACAAGATCATTTAGCTGTGACAAAATTATGCTTGTGTGAATTTCTGGTTCATCTGCACTGGTGTAAATATTTCCATCTGAATGTGCATAAAGTGCAGTTACAAGAGGATGGAGATATGATTCTCGTCTAGTAGCTAATGAATATCCAAGTTGCAAAAAAAGATTGATAGCTTGGCTTTTATCATTACGCCCAAACAAAAATATTTTGTAGTTATTCATGACACCTCTCCCATTGCTTGATGAGCACGGTTGAGATGCATCAATACATCACACGAAGTAACGTGACAGTTTTTAGAAACATGATTTTCAATGTGACGGTCATCGCCCATATCTTCAATTTTTCGCTGTTCTACTGGTTGAACTAAACAGTGGTTACACTGCTCTCCTTTAAACTCAGGACATTTGTTTTTGCACTTATGTTCTGTTAAATTAGTCATGTGATTTAATCCCTATGGTTAATGAACGCGAAAAGCTCGACCCGCAACGTCGGGCTTTTTTAATGCGTGCAAAAAAGCTCTTAAATTTCTGAATACATTTCTGTATTCGCTTGATTTCGTTGTATTCCTTGTTTCAACAAGCTCTTCTGTTGATGATATTCCCAAGTCAACTTTGAGCTTTAAATCTATGGCCTCTCTCATCCACTTAGCGCGATCACTTCCATTTGAATTCGCTATGTCATCTATTAGTTGCTTTACTTCTACAGGTACGCGAGTACTCATATTTTCGAGCAACTTACCAACTAACAATTTGTTGCTATTGGGATCATTCGAAATTTCTTGGATGTGCATTTCTTTTCCTTTAACTCCTCATTTTGTTTACGAACATATTCATAATCAGCACTTGGACAGAGATCATCACAACGCACTGAACCTTTACTTTCACGGTCAATTGCAATTGCCAATGCCGCGCCACAAGAAGTCTTGCTGTAAATGATTTGGTTTAAATTTCCGAGCGTTGTTCCGCATTTCTCTGCAAATGCAATTCTTTCAGCCTTAGTAAGCGGTTTAAGAAATTGCTTTAGCTGAGTTTTGCCAACATCGACCATGGGTAACTCCACTAAAATATCATTTAGTAAATACTAATTATTTAGTGAATTTTCGTCAACACCTATTTAGTGTTTACGAATTTAGTTTTTACTAAAAACAATTTAGAATACGAGCATGAAAACTGAATACTTAAGACGCATTAACTTGCGCAAAGCGATAGACACGATACGGCTTAGAGATAAGTTGAAATCAGATGCAGCTTTTTGTGATCAATTTGGATTAACACCAAGTCATATTTCCCAGATGATTCGTGGGAAAGGTAGCTTTGGTGAAAAAGTTGCACGCGACTTAGAAAGCCAAATTGGTTTAGCAGAGTATTATCTTGATCAAAATCATAGTTTTCCGATGGATGATGATTTTCTTGAAAAAGTTTTTGGTAAAGAATATAAAGAAATAAAGTTAAACGAGACTTCTAATCAAAGTGATAGTAATAACTCTATAGAACTCATGATCTATGAAGATGGTGATCCGGTACCTGATGGATATACAGCTATTGATTACTATGATGATGTTTTTGTAAGTGCAGGAAATGGATATTTGAATTTAATGCAGCCAAGCGCTAAAAAATTCTTTGTTCCGACATATTTAATGCGTGAATGTAATGTTCAACCTTCAACAGCCAAAGTTGTTAAAGTCCGTGGGGATAGCATGTTTCCAGTGCTACAGGATGGACAACCTATTTCAGTTGATATGTCAGCAAAGAGAATTATTGACGGTGAAATTTACGCTTTCCAAGTTGGTGATGAAACAAAAATTAAGTATTTATCTGTATGGAATGATGAAGGAAAAGGTGGCTTTAAGGCTACATCTGCGAACCAGGATAAAAACCGATATCCAGATGAATATTACTCCCCTGCAAGAATTGCTTCTGAAGGGGTTGAGATAATTGGGCAGTATTGGATGAAGTTGGATACAAAAAAAATTAAAAGATAAAAGTAAATTTTAGAATTAATCCCGCATTTAGCGGGATTTTTTTTGTTTAGTAAATAATAAGAAAAACGTTTAGTAAAAATTTAGTATTTACTATTGACTTTGTATTTAGTAAATACTAAATTTATCTCACCAACTACTAAATGGAAAGTTAGGTGAATGTTATGCCAACTAAGAACACTTCATTCAGTCAAACCCTAGCAAACCTTCAACGTGGCGACACGATCGAAGAATTAGACGCACTTTTGACTGAAGCACTCCAAGCTTCAAACGACACAGGCAAAGTATCAAAAATTACTGTTACTTTGACTATTAAGCCTAATGGTCGTGGTACCTACAAAATTCAGGACGATATCAAGTCCACTCTTCCAAAATTCGACAAAGAACCAACTGTTCTATTTACGGATGGTGACCAACAACTCGTGCGTGAAGACCCACGCCAACAGAAATTGAATCTTGAGCACATTGACGCGGGCACACCTGCTGAGCTCAAGCAAATTCCTACTGAAAATAAACCAACAATTAAGTCTTTAAGTTAATTAATTAGCTTACTTAATAACTGTTTTTATTAAATTTTTTCTAAACAAGCCATTACAGGTAAAAATCAATGAGCGAACTTAACAATATTGCTGAAACCAATTACAAGCTTGGTCAAACAAGCCTGCAAAATGTCACTCAATCAACAGGTGTGTTGCCTTTTGTTGTAGTGCCACATGGTAGTGAAGTTCATGAATTTGAAGCATTACTACAACGCCCTCTTACTTTAACGCAAAGCGTTAATTTACATACAGCAAAGGACTTTATTGCGTATGTCTCTCGTTATGCAGATAAGAACTCTTTAGTGTTTGTTGATGTATTGAAAGGCAAATTTAAAGCTGTGCTCGATTATCACGAAGTCGAGAAAGAAACTAATATGGGTTCAGTACTTGCGCCACGACATGGCAAACATGCAGCACATTTTATTGCTGAAAAAACGCCTGAATTTCAAAAAGTTGAAGGCAACTCGGGCCGTAAGTTCTCACAAACTGAATTTGCTTTGTTTTTAGAAGATGTAATGCCTTACATCAATCAACCAGACGCAGCAGTTTTGTATGAAATCGTACAAACATTAAATGCAAAAACGAATGTTGATTTTAAATCAGGCATCCGTACCGATAACGGCCAAGTTCAATTGACCTACAACGAAACAATTGAAGCGCGTGCCGGTACTGCGGGCAATCTCACTATTCCTGAACAAATCGTTTTCGGTATTCAAGTACATCGTGGCGGCAATCACTATGCCCTGCCTGCGCGTTTCCGCTATCGCATTAAAGATGGTGTGATTACTTTCTGGTACGACTTAGACCAACTTGAAAAAGCTATCGAAAAATCAATGGAAGACACCGTTGAATACATCCGTGACGGTAAAACCATTACTAAAGATGGTAAGGAAATTGAATTTTCAGGCCTGCCTGAATATGTGCAGATTCTGGAAGGTTCAGTTTAATTTTTTCTAACTTTTAGACATAAGAAAGCCCCGAAATTTTGGCGAAGGACGGGGCGATCTAAACAAGCATTACTTCTTCACTGTTATTCAACAGCTAAAGATAACGGGGTCATTATGGAACAGAACATTATGGTTAGTCAAATCTCAAATAATCATCGTAATCTGATTAAAGGATTAATACGAAAACAAAAAGTAAAGCGTATTAAAAATGCTTTGCGAAATAAACGTAATCAATTATTTGCGGCAATTAAAGACGCATATAAAAACAGCCCTGCTTTAGGTTTTGGAACTTGTTTTATTGGCGGGATTGTTGTTTTGGTGGTGACGATGAGTTTTGCCCTAGCGTCTGCACACATGGCTTATAAGAATTTAGGCCCACAACAAATAAGTATTTTCTCCCCTATTTATTCAGTCGATGACTTGGATTTAGGACCTTACAACGACTGCCACGTTGATTGTCATGCATCAATTCTTACCAGTGATATGCGCTTTCGCATTGAAGTTGGTTTTGACTTCTCAGGATATGACAACAGCAATGGTTTTAACCGTGCTACAGGCATTCAAATTGAACGTTTAGAACCAATCAATGTTGTTGATGAAGATGGTGTTGTAAATGCCTATATCGACCGCTTTGAGCTTGTAAAGATCAATGAAGCACTTGAAGAATCAATTGAAACTAAATTAGCGAAGTTGGGTGGCTAACATGAATACACATGTAGATCGTGAAACATTCCTAGCAAACCGTAAAAAAGGTATTGGCGGTTCAGATGTAGCAGCCATTCTAGGTTTTAGTCCTTATAAATCACCTTATCAATTATGGCTAGATAAAACAGGCCGAAGTGAAAAGTCAGAACAAAATGAGTCTGCCCACTTTGGTAATTTACTTGAAGATGTAGTTGCTAAAGAGTTTTCACGCCGATCAGGTATGAAAGTTCAGCGCGTAAAACAGCAGTTATTTTTGGAAGATCACCCTTGGGCGCTTGGAAATATTGACCGTGCCGTGATCAATCCTGAAATTTCAGGAAACGTACGCTTTAAAGATGGTGCTTTGACGACTGATCAATTACTTGAGTGTAAAACAGCAAGTGAATACATGAGCAAGTTATTCGGGGAACAAGACACCGACCAGATACCAGACTATTACCTAACTCAATGTCTTTGGTACCTGATGATTACAGGCTGTCATGTTATTCATTTAGCTGTGTTAATTGGCGGCAATAAATTCCGTATGTACCGCATCGAACGTGATGAAGATTTAATTAAATCAATTTTCAACCAAGTAAAAGCATTCTGGTTTAACCATGTGCTTGCAGATGTGCCGCCTGACCCGACTTGCTTTGATGATGTTCTACATCGTTGGTCTAAACACGTGGTGGGTAAACAGGTTGAAGCAACACGCGATCATTTAAAACTAGCTGACGAACTAATCAAAGTTCAACAAGCCAAAAAAGTTGCAGAAACGCGTGAAGAAGCTATCAAGCTAGAAATTGCTACTTCTATGCAAGATGCAGAAATGATGATTAGCCAAGGCAAAGCAATCTGCACTTACAAAGAACAATCTTCAACACGCATTGATACGAAGCTGTTGAAGAAAGAACAACCCGAATTATTCGAGAAATACAGCAATAGCAGTAGTACGCGCGTATTTCGTATTTCAAACAAATTTAAAGAATCTCTAATTTAAGGAAACTTATCATGAATGCATTAGTTCAAAACACTGGCTTTTTAACTCCAACAACATTAGCTGAAGCAATGCAGGTTGCGGATTTATTGGCAAACTCTGAAATTGTTCCAAAGGACTATCAGAAAAAACCAGGCAACATTTTAGTCGCAATGCAGTGGGGTGCTGAAATTGGCTTGCAACCACTTCAAGCAATGCAAAACATCGCGGTAATTAATGGCCGCCCTTCTCTTTGGGGTGATGCTGTACTTGCTCTTGTTCGTAGCTCAGGTTTGCTTGAACAGTTTGAAGAAACTCAAACAGAAGATATGGCGACTTGTACCGTTAAACGTAAAGGCCAAAAAGCTGTAACTAAAACTTTCACTAAAGAAGATGCTAAACGCGCAGGTTTATTAAGCAAGCAAGGTCCTTGGACACAATATCCAAAACGCATGATGCAAATGCGTGCACGTGGATGGGCATTGCGTGATGAGTTCACAGATATTCTAAAAGGCTTTGGCGTAGCTGAGGAAGAGCGTGACAAAGAAATTGATGTAACACCTGAGCCATCGAAGCTTCCAAAACATCAAGGTACTGCGGGTTTAAAAGCTCAGTTAGCCGAACGTGAAGAACAGCAAGATAAAGTAGTTGAATTAAAAGTCTCTTTTGATGTTGAAAAATGCATCGAAGATATTGGCAAGGTTGAAAACCTAGCTGATTTAAAATCACTTGGCTCAACCATTCCTTCTAATCTTGGTGAACCGGCACAGACAGATATTAAAAACGCTTACGCAAATCAGAAATTCTATCTTCAGCTTTTAGATGATTTGGAAGTTGCAAACTCAATTGAAGCAATTAATTCAATTATGGAAAAGCAATTTGAGCCAAACTCATCATTCTTAACTGATGCACAGATTGATTCTGTCAGTGCATTGTTTGAAAGAAAAACGGCTGAATTAACAGCATAACTCACTATCACTTTTTAGATAAATTTTATACGAGCGCCCTTAATTTTAAGGGTGCTTAGGGAAATTCACCCATGAAACCTACTCTTGAACAAAAACAAGCCATTGATATGGCAATTGATGGTGAGTCTTGCAAGGTAACTGCTTATGCGGGCGCAGGAAAAACATCAACGCTTAAATTGATAGGGAATGCTAAAAGCTATCAATCTGGCATGTACTTGGCGTTTAACAAAGCAATTGCTACTGAAGCACAAGGTAAATTTAACAGCAACGTTCGTTGCAAAACCTTCCATAGTCTCGCATTTAATTCGGTACCGCGATGGTTTACTAAAAAACTTAGCAATCGTCGCTTAATGTCGAATCAAATTGCATCACGTCATGACCTTGAGTCGTATCAAGTGCCTGTAGCCTTAACAAAGCAACGTGGTGAAGATGACCAAAAACGCTTATTTAACAATAAGCGCATGGCTACATCTTTAATTAATGCAGTTGGCTATTTCTGCCGATCTAATTATTCAGAAATCCAGTTATCACAGGTTTACGCTGCTTTACCCGATTGGATGGAAGAAACACATCGTGCGGAACTAGCCAAAATTCTTTTACCAAAGGCAAATGACTATTGGCAAGATATTCTCGACCCGTTCGGTGTAAACCGTTTAGAACATGATCATTATTTAAAGTATTGGGCACTCAGTAAACCAGTCATCAACACAGATTTTATTCTGTTTGATGAAGCACAAGATGCTGACCCAATCATGCTGAACGTTTTAAATAATCAAGCTGCTCAGGTCATTTATGTTGGGGATAGACACCAACAAATCTATGCATTTCGTGGTGCAGTAAATGCAATGCAGTCTTTAGAAATACCAGAAACACGACTCAGCCAGTCATTCCGTTTCGGCAATGAAATTGCAGACCTAGCAAACAAAATTCTATTCAATGTGCTAGATGAAGAAATTCCTTTACGCGGTTTTGAACAAATTGACTCACAAGTTTGTGAAGTTCATGACAGCGTTGCCGATGCAATTATTTTCCGGACTAATGCCGCTGCCCTTTCACACATGGTTGAGCTTATCCAGTTAGGGCGTGAACCACGTCTTGAAGTTGATACAGCCACTTTAATTAAAAATATTGAAGATGCCAAAAAGGTTAAAGCAGGTGTACGCGTAGCCGATGGAAGTGCATTTGAAGGCTTCAACACTTGGGAAGAAGTGCTTGAATACAGTCACGAAGTTTCAAACAGCGACCTTAAACCACTTGTGAGTTTGATTGAAAAAGTAGGCGAAAACGCACTTATTGAAGCTTTATTGAAAAGCAGTTCTAACGACTATGACTGTGTTGTGACAACGGCTCATAAATCCAAAGGCCTTGAATTTAATAAGGTCAAATTGGGCGGTGACTATTTCTATAAAGAGGCAGTTTCTGAAGGTGAAAAGCCATTAACACCAGATGAAGCACGCCTGTTATATGTGGCCGCAACCCGTGCAAAAAAACAACTGGATATTACCGCCCTCAACCCTCTTTTCAAAATCATTAATGCAGGAGTAGCAGCATGACTACAACAACCGTTGTTTCACTCGATCAAATTAGAGCTGCACTTGAGTCCAACACAACCAATGCACATGCAGAAGTAATGGCACTCCTAGAAAAGCCTTTACTTGAATAAACATTGATCAAAACACGTGGCAACCAAACTAAGGCAGCCGAATTGCTTGGCCTGAACCGTGGAACGCTACGCCAACGTTTGAAAGCTCACAACATTTTAAAAACTAAGGTGACAGCATGATAGCCGAAGAAATTGAAAGAAGTAATTTTGAACTATTTGAACTAAGCAAAAGACCTTGCGCTAAACGTGAAAGCTTATTTGAAAGATTCGATTCAAATGGACTTGGCGAATCAGAACAACATTATGTTGGTAAATATGTTGATAGTTACATGCAAGAGAAATGGGAGTTGTGGGTAAAAGCCAAATCACAAACGGCACCAAATGAAGTCATCAATGATATCCAGTCTTGGATTGCTGTTAAATCATTCGCTGTAGAAGATGCACATCCAGATTTGCCAATCATTGATGCTAATGAATTGGCTGAATTTATCGATAAATTAGTTAAAGGCCAATTGGGAGCAGAGGGATGATTAATCAATTAAAACCAACTGAGATTATCAGAGATGAAATGGGCTGTTGGGTACATCCTGAATTTCTTAAATATCTAGATGACAATCATGCTGATCAAGAATGGTTAAGTCAAGGCGATTGGGATCAACTAAAGGAGCACTTCAATATTGTCACTACTCGACTTTATTTAGAAGGAAGTGTTTCTGATGATCAATTTTTGGAAATTATGGACTCATCGGATTTATCTAAATGGGATCCGATTGCACCACATGGTTTTTTCTTAATAGATATCGGTTTTACTGAAGATGGTGCAGAAGCTTTGTTTGCCAAAGAGAAACTAATAGAAGGAGCTGAACAATCATGAAACCATTTTATTTAGTTTGGAGCGAGGGCCGCGGCAATCCTACTTATAAACATGAAAGTTATGCGAGTGCTGAACGTGAAGCACATCGATTGGCGAAACTTAATCCTGGTGAAGAATTTCATGTTTTAGTATCAAGTTGCACCCTTCATATTCCTGACCCAGTTATTAAAACAGAGCATTTGGAAGACATACCTTTTTAAATATTTCTATTGAACATTCTTAGCAATGTTCTACAGGCGTAATCGCATTGCTGACCCTCTGTGATTACACCTGAGAACATTGCTACAACATAAGGTGTATAAAGATGGGAAAATATATTGTTGTAGTTGAATCTGAAAAACCGCCTCAAATTTTTATACATGACGATGTACCAAATATTGGGAAAGTCTTGGAAATTAAAGCGGAAGAAATACCGAACCGTGTGCCTGCTTCATGGCTAATGGAACGGTATAATTTATCTAGAAAAACCATTATTGATGAATTAAGAGCGTTTAATCTTGGCAGTGATGGGAAGCACCTTTATAGTCCTGCGACTGTCATGCCAATTTTAGATAATCTAAATAAGGCTAAAGCCCAAAGGCAAGCAAGACGCAAAAACTAA